TCGGGATTGGGATATTGTTGGCGTTCGCGCCTATTCCCCATTCAACAGAATCGCGGAACTTGACCAAGAGGCAAGAAATAGGTTATTGATGAATGCACTCGGGCTCGCCTCGTAGCAGGTTCGCATGGAACCGTGGCTCGGCTGGGCGGAAGCTGGACTATCATCAGCAACAAGGGCGGCTTGTACCCACAGTCTTGACCTCGACGGCTCACGCCTCGGGGCGGTTTCGTTTTGAGGGGGCGGCAGATGTTCGATTGGCAGAATGCTGCATGGTTGGGCTGGAATAGGCTGTTGCGCCTGCCGCCAGGGCCGCAAAGCCAATGGTCCGACGCCGACAAGGCCATGATCGCGGCATCCCAGCAGCGGCCCCCTGTGGTTTCTGTGGCCGCCGCGCGCCGACGCGTTGAGTGGGAAGCGCTCGCCAACAACACCTGATTGGCTGATATGGGACGACCATCGGACTTTACCCCAGAGTTGGCGGGCAAGATTTGCGAGCGTTTACAAGATGGCCGCACTCTTCGGGATGTCTGTCGGGATGAGGACATGCCCGATGAGCGGACGGTAAGGGGCTGGGCGACAGAGGATCGGGAAGGATTTTTCCCGCAATACGCGCGGGCTCGTGAAATCGGTTACCAGGCGATGGCCGATGAGCTGCTTGAGATAGCGGACGACGGCAAGAACGATTGGATGGAGCGCAAGGGCGAGGACGGCAATTCTGCCTATGTGCTCAACGGGGAACACGTTCAGCGATCCCGGCTTCGGACCGACACCCGCAAATGGCTGCTCTCGAAGGCACTCCCCAAGATTTACGGGGATCGGGTGGTGAATGAGCACTCGGGGCCCAACGGCGGCCCGATCGCCATCACCCAAATCCAGCGAGTGATAGTTGACCCAAACCCTGCAGATCAAAACGGCGAGGGTGTTCAGGCCGCTGCTGGAGCCGGCGAGGTATAAGGGCGCTCACGGCGGACGCGGGAGCGGCAAAAGTCACTTCTTCGCTGAGTTGCTGGTCGAGACGCATTTCCGGTTCCCCGGAACCCGTTCGGTCTGCATTCGCGAAAATCAGAAGTCCCTCAAGGAATCGTCGAAGCACCTGATCGAGAGTAAGATCCAATCTCTTGACCTGGGGCCGTATTTCAACCCGCTGCATGATCGGGTCGAAACCCCCGGCGGGGGGACGATCCTGTTCCAGGGTATGCAGGACCATACGGCTGAAACGATCAAATCTCTGGAAGGCTGCCGGGTTGCCTGGGTGGAGGAGGGTCAGGCCCTCAGTGAGCGCAGCCTGTCGCTATTGCGGCCCACCATCCGATGGGAGAACAAGGCGACCGGCGAGACCAGCGAACTTTGGTTCTCCTGGAACCCCACCCGCAAGAAGGACGCGGTTGACGTTTTCGCCAAGCTGATGTCGGGGAGCAATGAGGCCTGCTTCCTTGAGGCCAACTGGCGGGACAACCCCTGGTTCCCGGATGTGCTCGAAGCCGAGCGCCAGACTGATCTGCGGCTCTACCCGGACAGGTACGATCATATCTGGGAGGGTGGCTATGCCAAGGCGTTTGAGGGCGCCTATTTTGCGGCCGGCTTAGCGCAAGCCAAGGCGCAAGGGCGCATCTGCCGGGTTGGCGAAGACCCTATATTGCCCGTCAGGGCTTACTTCGACATCGGGGGCGCCTCGCGGAAGTCTGACGCAACCAGCATTTGGATTGTGCAGTTCGTCGGGCGTGAGATCCGCATCCTTGATTACATCGAGGGCATTGGCCAGACGCTCGGTTACTACATAGCAGAATTGCGCAAGCGTGGCTATGGGCAGGCTTTATGCCGGTTGCCGCATGATGGGGTGACGACGAACAACATCACCGGCAAGCGTTATCGGGACCACCTTGCCGACGCTGAATTTGATGTTGACACGATCAAGAACCAAGGGGTCGGCGCTGCCGCAATGCGGATCGAGGCGGTGCGGCGCATCCTTCCCCGCTGCTGGTTCAACGAGGCGACCACGGAAGCCGGTCGGGATGCCTTGGGCTACTACCACGAACACAAGGACGAGACCCGCAACATAGGGCTCGGTCCTGACCATGATTGGTCGTCCCATGCGGCGGATGCGTTTGGCTATATGGCGATCGACTACGAAGAGCCCCGCAGCGGCAAGCCTGGGGGCGGCCCGCGCCGAACGCCGCCACCGTCCCCCGGATCGCATTGGAGCGCCTAGATGTCATCCGGCCACCACCACCACCACCGCCGCGGCGGCGGCAAGATCGATGCTGACCGCGAACAGGAGCTAAGGCAACTCCTCGACAACCCGCAGTTCGCCGCCGCAGTAGCAGCCTATCGCAACGAAGACGACAGCAGGGATATCCCCTACCTGGGTGGCAGCGACAACCAGGGCACGACGGTATTCTTCGATCGGCAGTTCGTAGATGCGATCAAGGCGGGCAAGGTCAAGATCGATGGCAAGCATATTGACCCGCGCCCAGCACTGAAGGTCCACGAATCCGTGGAAGGCGCTGAAATCCGCCTCCTCCATTTCGATTACACCAGGGCCCACGACATCGCGACCATTGCGGAGCGACACGCGGTTGCCCATCTCGGGTGGGATTGGACCAAATATGAGGCGGCCCTAGCGCCGTTCATTCGGATAGACGAGCGAGAAACCATCACCAACCCGCCGGCCAATCTGTTGCTCGATCCGTACCGGGGAACGCCGCTCTATGGGCGGTTGGCCACGTTTCAACTTCGGAGCCGGCAGAATGAAGCCCAGCATCAACGCCAGCATTGAGCAGCTTCGCGGCCAAATGGCCAACGGAGCTACAGGTGCAAGCCCTGGATCGGCCGGCAACATCATGCCGGGGCCGAACATGCAGCCGGCGCAAACCCCCATGGGTGGTCCTGGTGGCGGTACTGGACCCACGGCCCCGGCTGGCCCCACGCTCGATTCCGTCCGCACGCATTCGCTCGCCATCGGCGGCTTGAAGCATCTCGTCACGGCTGGGCATATCCAGCCCCACCACGCCAAGGCGATGGAAGCCAAGTCGCGGGCGCATATCGCGGCGTACAATGCCAAGAGCAAGTCGCCGGCTGTTGCCCCGCCGCGCAAGTTCGGGGCGCTGGGTGGCGCTGCGCCGATGTCGCCTCCCGGGTCGGATGGCGACGGGTATTGAAACGATGATGCGCGACGGCATGTCCAACCTCGACGCTGACGGCTTCTCCGTCTCCGTCCCATCCAACGGCCGCGGACCCCGCAAGCCGCCACCTCCCACCGTGGCCGTGCCCAAGTTCTTCGACGGCTGTGATTCCCAGCATGCCGCGATCGTCAAGATGGTCGATGAGCTGGGCAAGCCGGCCGCCGTTCAAATCGACGGCTTCGACACCATGTACCGCCGCATGGCCGATGCGCTGATCCTGTTGCTTGCGATTGAGGGAGGGTTGGCTCCATGACCCCCAGCGCCCGCGCCTGGAATGGCCTAATAGCTATGGCCGCGATGACGGTTGGCGGGGCCATCTGCGGCGGATGGGGTGGTGGCATTTTCGCCCTTGGCCTCGGTTGGATGCTTGCCACCATCACCGAATATCTGGATCGATCATGAACGACTGCGAATCCATCACCATCGAGATTACCCCGGCCGGCCCCGTCTTTCGTGGCGCCGAGTGGCCACTGGAGATCGAGGTTGACCGTAGCCTGCTCGAATATCCGCAAGGCCCGCATGTTCAGTTTGGCCGCCGCGGCAGCCTCCAGTTCTTCGCGGTCAACGGTTCAGCGGCATATCGCAGGACCGCAGACGTAGCCGGTGGCTGGCGCTATGTCCGCACCGATAGCAAGCTTGAGGGCGCGCGACCCGCGGCAGCAACAGCCAAGCCCGGTGCGCCGCATTCGCCCGTCGCCGCCAAGCAATTCAAGGACAAGTCCGGCGCAGTGGTCGAAGCCTTCCAATGGCTTCCCCATGCCGTTCCGCCCGTAGCGCTCCCCGATTGGTTTATGCGCGCCGACTTCGAGCACAACAAGGACGGCAACCTGATCCTGCGGACCCGCAACGGCATTGCCAAGGCGGAACCATCCGATTGGGTCGTGCGGGCTGGTGATAAGATTGTGACCGTCAAGTCGGCGGCGTTCCAGGGTTACGTGGCCGTATGAAAATTGACCCGCCAATCCTGATTGAAATGCAATCCGGCTCCGGCGAGATCATTGAAATGGCCGATGATGGGTCTGAGGTTACGATCCGGCTCCATGATGGCACGTTGGTAAAGATGGATGGTCAGGCGCCAGCCGCTCTCTGGGAGCATCCGCTACAATGAGCATTGCCGGTCTGCGTGACGCCTTCAATGCGGTCACGCTCCCGCAAGTTCGCTGCACCGCAGCCAGGCTGTCCTATTGCGACTCCAGCGGATCTGATACCGGCCCCCGCAATCATCAGCGCATTGCCTTCGATTACGTGAAGCCGGCGGACAATTCGAGCGGTTCCATCCAAAGCGATCCGCTCCCGCCCGGAACAAACATCACCGCCACCGCACAGGCGCTCGCCCGAACCGCGATCGGAACCAATTCATGAGCACAGGGACCCTGACGATATCTGAGTATAACAACAAGGGCGACCTGTCCCTAGAAACCCCGATCGAACCGGCCCTCAAGGTTACCAAGACCGAGATGGGAACCATATCGGATGCGCTCCAGAACGACACGCTGATGGTCGCTCTTTACGCCAGCGTCGATTGCGAGTTTGCGTTCATAGAGGACGACGGCAAGGGCGAGACGTTCCCGGAACACGCCATGTTCGTCCCGCTCGCCGCCAAGACCGAGACCACGCGCATTGTCCATCTCAATGCCAAGCTGCGCATCGCGGTGCGCTGAATTCCACGATCAGGAGCAGTTGATGAGCGTCATGTTACAGACGACGAATCCGGAAGCCGTTGGCGCCATGGAGCCGGGGCGTGACCGCCGTGTCCCGTACCAGGGTCAAGTGCTGGTCTACCATATGCGGCCCGGCGAGGGCAGGGGCGGAAAGATCACGGCTCCCGCGATCGTCACCCGCGTCGAGGACGACGATCACTGCGAGGTGATGATCATCCATGCGGCGGATGATTTCATTACCCGCTGGAAGGTGCCTCGCAAGACCGAGCAGAATCCCTGCAATGCGTGGGCTTTCAGCGACCATGACGAAAAGCACTATGCGCGGGAAGCCCCGAAGGAAGATGCGCCGATCCCGCATGGTCGCCTGACCTGGGAAGATGTGAAGGCGATGCACGCCGAGGTCGCCACGCTGCGCAACAAGGTGGCTGGACTGGAGGCGGCGAGCCCCGCCCAGCGCCAGCATAACCAGCCGCAACACAATCCGCAGCGCGGCCGGTAAGTAAGTGCCGACCCCGGCAATCTCCAATTCTATTGTTGGCCATCCTGGAGGCGATACGCCCCCGAGCGATGTCAACTCGTTTGGGGATTTCCCGGGACAATCCGAAGACGTTCCGCAGGATGCCCGCCCGTCGCAACTCGACAAGACCAAACTGTTTGATGTGCTGCGTGGCTGGTTCCGCGCCGACGCGACCCATTCCAGTGGGTGGCGCGTCGAAGCCAAGGAAATGTACGATTTCCGCGCCGGGGAACAGTGGAACCCTGAAGACCGCCAGATCCTCAATGCGCAGTCCCGCCCTGAGATCACATTCAATCGCGTTCTGACCATCCTCAAGGCCGTGGCCGGCATGGAGATCAATGGCCGGCATGAGGTCTGTTATATCCCGCGCCACAATGAGGATACCGCCGTCAATGAGTTGCTGACGGGGGCGGCGAAGTGGATGACGGACGAGTGTGACGCGGAGGACGAGGAAAGCCAGGCGTTCGACGATTGTAATACGTGCGGACTCTCTTTTACGGAGCATCGTCTCGACTACGAGTTGGACAGAAAAGGGCTCTACGTCGAGGAACGCATCGACCCGCTGGAGATGTACGTCGACCGCAACGCCAAGCGCAAGAATCTGGTTGATGCACGGCGCATGGCGCGGGTTCGCAAGGTCCCGCTGGCCGATGCGATGCAGTTGTTCCGAGGAAAGACCCGCCATCAACTCGATGCCACTTGGGCGGTCGGAACGGAGATGGACGCCTCCTCTAAGACGCTGGAGGAAAAGCGCAAGCGCGAGGAAAACACCACCGACACCACCTATGACGATATGTACGAGGTCACCATCGTCAATATGCAGTGGTGGGAGCGGGAGATATATTGGCTGATTGCCGATCCTGTCACCAACAAGACCCTGGAACTGTCGGAGAAGGAGTACAATACTTTCACTGCGCGGATGAAGGCGATGAGCACGGCCGGCAGGGATATGAAGTTCGTCGCGGTCGAAATGACCCGCAGGGTTTACAAGGAGGCCTATCTCGGCGGCGAAGTCCTCTCGATCGGGAATGCCGCCTTAGGCCAGTTCAAGTGGACCGCCATGACCGGCGAGTTCAATCGGACCAGAGGTCAGTGGTTCGGCTTGGTCAAGGTCATGCGCGACCCGCAGATGTGGGCCAACAAGTGGCTGTCGCAGTCTTTGCACATCCTGAACACCACGGCCAAAGGCGGTGTGGTCGCGGAAATGGACGCCTTCGAGGATGTCCGTGACGCCGAGGATAAATGGGCGAGGCCGGATTCGATTATCTGGGTGAAGCGCGGCGCGCTCTCGGGCGACAAGCCAAAGATCATGCCGCGTCCCGGTGGGGCGTTCCCGCAGGGCCACATTCAGTTGATGGAATTTGCGATCTCGGCCATCAGGGACGTGACGGGCATCAATCTGGAATTGCTGGGCATGAAGGACGCCAACCAGCCGGGCATTCTGGAGGCCCAGCGCAAGCAGGCCGGCATGACGGTGCTGGCTACGGTATTCGACAGCCTGCGCCGCTTCCGCAAGCTGGGTGGGCGTATCCGGCTTCACATCATCCAGAACTATCTCTCGGATGGCCGTTTGATCCGTGTCGTGGGCCGTGATGGCGCCAAGGCCATCCCGCTGATGAAGGACAAATGCACCGGCGATTACGATGTCGTGATCGACGACGCCCCGACATCTCCCAATCAGAAAGAGCAGAATTGGGCCGTGATCTCCGGTATGCTACCGGCGTTCAAGGATCAGTTGACCAGCAATCCGCAGCTCATGGTCGATTGCCTGGAGTTCTCTCCGCTTCCGGCCAAGCTCATCGACGCTATCAAGACCACGATCGCGCAAGGGGCGCCTGCCCAGCAGCAAGCCCAGAGCATGTCGCAAGCCGCCGCGACTGCGAAGATCAACAAGGATCAGGGCCAAGCCGAGCTGTTCATGGCGCAAGCCAAGAAACAGGAATCGACCGCCATGTACGACATTGCGATTTCAATGTCGGAGTTCATGAACGCGCACAACATGTCGGATCTGAACGCAGCAAAGGCGGCTCACGAAAAGGTCAAGGCTGCGGTGGCTGCGATGACACCGATCCCGAGCCCACCCAACAGTGCCGGTGAGCAGACCCACGAGCGGGTGATGCAGGCTTCCGACCAGAGCCACCAAGCCAATCAGCAATTGGGCCAGCAGCGCTTTGAGATTGTCCAGCAGTTGCTTGATCAGGCGCATCAGAAGGGCATGGCCGCGATGCAGTCGCAACAGCAGCCCGGCTCGCCTGGGGTTGGCGCAATGGAGGCGGCGTGATGGATGGGTGGACGGCTTTGGTCGAATATACCGTCGCGCAAATGAAATCTGCAGGCCTGACGTTCAACGGTTTGCAGTTGTTTGACCATAAGCGTGTATTGGAAGTGTGCGCGGGTCCATCGCGTTACATCGTGGTCAAATCGAAGTACACGATCGTCCTGAATGATCCGCCAAACCAGCACGCTCGCGATTTAGTGGCGCTTGCTCTGCGCGAATTCGCCAAACCGCCAGCGGACAAGGATGAGGACTCGTTTGTCTACCGAAGGCAAAATGATAGCATGAGCGATGCTGTTTATAACGCGGTGGCAGCATAGATGAGCAACCTGCTCGAAGCCGATCTCCCGGTCCTGCAGCGCGCCACGATTGACACCATCGTGGCGGCGGTCAACCACGTTGGCGAACAATACGGCTTCGAGGTCAAGTCGATCGAGCTGTTCGACGGCGGCAAGCGGCTCGAGGTCGGGGCTGAACCGACCGGGGCAACCACGCTGGTAAAGCCATATTTCATCGGCGTTTCGGTCGAAGGCCGCTCGGTTGCCGAGATCGCCAAGCATGCCGCCGAAGGCTTTGCGACTTGGGCATCAAAACAGGTGACGCTGCAATGAGGAAACCGGAACATATCTGCGGTCGCGACGGCTGTTCTGAGCGCGCCACCCATCAGGCAAGGCTTGTCCTGCGCGGCTCCCCGGTCAAGGGCGCCACCACGATCCGGGTGTGCGAGCGCCACCAAAGGTCGGCGCGAGAGTTCGTCCTGAACGACGAGAACCGGAGCCGGCTTGCCGCGCATTTGACGCTTGAATGCTACTGCGATGCGCTCACCGCCTACGGTATGGTGAAGCATAACGCGGCTGTGGAGTTCGACCTGATCGCGTCATGATCCACGGCCACATCGCACTGGTGCGCCAGCTCCGCGCCTTCATGGAAACCAGCGTTCTCCCATGGGGCAACGTCCGGTTCCGCTACGACCACGACGACGAAGAGCGCCCGATCTACGACGATCACCGCGCCGAGATGTCCTTCCGCCATAACGGCAAAGACATTGACGTGGTGATCTTCGCGCCCAGCGACCAGAAGACGGAAGGCGCCGAATCCCTGCCGCTTGGTCGCTTGGCGGCCCGCGTGGACGGCGAAGTCATTAAGGGCCCGATCGACCAGACCGTCTGGGATCAGATCGCGGCAGAAATCAACAAGGAGTCCACATGACACCGGCAGAGTTTAAGTCTTGGTTTGAGGGCTTCACGGAAGCGTTCACGGGCTGTCCGACGAAGGCGCAGTGGGCGCGCATCAAGGATCGAGTAGGGGAGATTGACGGAAAGGCCGTCACCGAGCGCGTCTATGTGGACCGCTACATCAACCGATATTGGGGACCTGGACCGGCTTATCCCTACTGGCAGCAACTTGGTTCTAGCGTGTGTTATGCCGCCTCAAGTGGGCGCGCCACCACACTGGCGAATGTCGGCTCCAGCCATGCGCAGAATGCTCTCGGCTTCTACCAGAATGCCGACAATTCCTTCAACGGGCTGACGGCCATGAACGCGCTCGGCCGCGCCGAAGCTGCGTCGTTGGCCGCGTAAGAAAGCCGAATCCATGGCAGACACTCCCCTTGACGACGGCATGAGCGAAGCTGAGCGCGCCTATTTCCAGACCGGCGGCGATGTCAGTGACGCGCTTGCAACCGAGCACCAAGACGCTCTTTCGCGCCAGCCGGCCGCTGATGCCCCCGTCACGCCAGCCGCACCGGAGGCGCCTGGCGCCCCGCCAGTGGGCCAGCAGACACCGCCCGCTCCCGAGCCTGATATCGGTGACGAGCCGTCCCCCGAGCCCGGCAAGCCGCCGCGCCGGGTCGCCTATAGCAAGTTCCAGGCTGCGGAAGAGGCCCGCGTCAATCTTGAGCGCCAACTGCAGGATCAGGCGGTCAAGAATGCCCGCATCGAGGAGCGGCTGTCGCTCTTGCAGCAGGCGCTGGTTGAGCCGGCCGCCGCCCAGACGCCGGCCGTCAAGGAAAAGCCGGACCCGGAAAAGGACATCTTCGGCTATGCCCGCTGGCTGGAGGAACAGCTCACGTCCGTTGCCGACAAAGTCAACGGCTACGAGCAGCAGATTACGGTCGGTCAGGCCGAGATGGACCAGGAGCGAACCTATATCAATTCGCTCAACTCCTACGCCGGCAAGGAGCCAAACTTCACCCAAGCCTATGGGTATCTGCTGCGCAACCGCGCTGCGGAACTTATGGCTCCCCGCTATCCGACCGCGACATTCGAGCAGCTGATGCAGGCGGAAATCCCCGCCGACATCGCGGACATGCTGCGGCAGGAAGAGCGCGACATCTACAAGACCGCGTTCAAGGAAAAGCGCGATCCGGCGGCCGACATCTTCCGGTTTGCCCAGTTGCGCGGGTATCGTCCGGCGGCACCACAGCCGGCCCCGGTCGTGCCCGCCGCACCAGTTGCGCCGGCGGCGCCAGCCCGTCCGGGCACGCCGCTTGCCGCCGCGCCAGCGGTACCTGCCGCGCCCGTCCCGTCAACCGCCTCCGATATGGTGGAGGCGATCAAGCGCGGGCAGCCCGCCGCGATGTCGCTCTCGAATGCCTCGGGAGCCACTGCTGGCGCCGGCCTCACGCCCCAAATGCTGGCCGACATGCCGGAAGAGCAATTCGCGGCGCTCGTCAATGAACTGCAGGCCACCGGCAACAAAACGGAGATGATGCGGTTGTTTGGTAGTTGACTATGTGCTTGCGTTGTGCTAGGTGATTTGCGTTCGATGAGGATGGTTTGATCTTTTTGGTTGGTGCGGGCTAACGGCCCCCGATGCCCGGTCAGACGAAGCCTAGTCGGAATTACCAGCAAAGCGCAGCACCTAAGACCGCCGTAACTGAGCGCGGCGTATGTCGCTCAGCCCCGGTCGTGGCGTCCGGAAAAACCGCCATCCTGTGATCCGCAGGGGTTCTCTCCCGAGAACCAACAGGTCGTTCGGGGCGCCCACGGGCAATCGGGCGTCCGCACGCGACGGGTCTATCGCGCACCACAAAACCGATCAACCGGCAGCGTCACGCCAAGACCGTGACGGGCCTCGATCAAGGTGCGTCCGAAAATGCCCATGACCAATTTTGGGACGAATGATGCCCTCGCAGTAAAGCTGTGGAGCAAGTCCCTCGACGTCGAAGCCCTCAAATTCACCGACATCTTCCCCCTCATCGGGGACGATGCCAACTCCATCATCCATCGCAAGACCGAGACATCCAAAGGCCCCGGTGACAAGGTGACCTACGGGCTGCGCATGCAGCTCACCGGCGCCGGCTTCACCGAGAACCAGCTCGCGGAAGGCAACGGCGAATCGCTGACCATCTATTCCGACTCCGTTGTCATCAACGAGCTCGGGCATGTGGTTGGGGTCAAGTCGCAGAACACCATCGACCAGCAGAGGGTTCCCTTCAATCTTCGTGAAGAGGCCCGCGACGGTCTGGCCGACTGGTACGCCAAGCGGTTTTCGCAGTCCTTCTTCAACCAGGTCTGCGGCTACACCCCGGCGACCGATATCCGGTTCACCGGCTTGCAGGCGGTTTCGGCCTCCACCCGCATCATCCGCCAATCGAGCCGCACCGACGACGCTTCGCTGACCTCCGCGGACGTGTTCTCGCTGCAGCTGATCGACAAGGCCAAAGAGGCGGCCATTGTCGCCACCCCGAAGATCCGCCCGATCCGCATCACCTCCAAGGCGGGATCTGGTGGACGCAGGGACTACAACGCCACGCTGACCGACAAGTTCGTGATGTACCTGCATCCGTTCCAGGTCACCGATCTTCGCCAGTCCACCTCCACCGGCCAATGGCTGGACATCTCTAAGGCCGCGATGACCGGCGGCGAGGTGACCAACAACCCGATCTATACCGGCGCCATCGGTGAATACAACGGCGTTGTTCTTCGTCAGGCCTTCGATGTCACCAACGGCGTGTCAAATGCCGGCGCCGCGCAGACCAGCGTGTACCGCGCGGTTCTGTTGGGCGGGCAAGCCGCCATGATGGCCTTTGGACAGAAGGACTCGCCCGGCAAGTATCGCTGGAACGAGGAGCTGTTCGACCACAAGCGGCGCCTTGAGGTTTCTGCCTGGACCATCCACGGCATGAAGAAGACCCTCTACAACTCGATCGATTACGGCTCGATCGTGGTGTCCACCTGGGCTGCGGCTCACACGTAAGGGAACAGGCACATGGCAACCAATAGCGCTGGTACTTCTGCCCGCCAGTTCCCCTGGCAGGTCACGCACTACCTCAACCGTGGCGGCGTCAACGATCCGGTTGTTCCTGCCACGGGTGGGCCTCCGGTCACCGGAGCGGGTTACTTCTCGTTCAATTCGTCCGTCATCCTCCCGCCGCTGCCGACGACGCAGACCCCGCCTGCCGTCCCGGCCCCGCGCATCATGTCAATCAACTCGACCACGGGCGCGACCACCAACAACACGATCACCACCAACAACGGTGGTGTTCTGCTCGGCACCATCCCGCAGGGCGCGTGGATCATCTCCATGCAGGTGGCGATCCTGACTGCGTTCTCGGGTGGAACGAACGACACCATCGCGCTCGCTTACGCGGTGGCCGATACCGCCTATGCGCCGGCCACCCTGGGTATCCTCGGTACGCTGGTGACCGGCCAGTACGGCACCGCCGGCCTCTATGGGGTCCCGACCTCCAATGCGGCCACCCTCAAGGGCTTCACGGGATCGTTCGCCACCGCGCCCGGCATCGGCCCCGGCACCGGCACCGCCGGCTTGGGCCCGGCCGGCACCTCGAACGTGAGCCAGCTCGCCAGCCTGTCCGACATCGATATCTATGTCGTGACCTATCTGTCGACCGGCACCGGTACGGCGTTCACCGCCGGCTCCGGTCAGGTGTTGATCGAGTTCACCGGCCTTCCGGGCTGATGAAAGACCGGGGGTGCGCGGTTCGGGCGCCCCCGGATCTCCCCTTCATGGAGGCGCTCCATGCGTCCGTTTGATGCCCTGGTCGCCGCGATGGCGGCCGTTGACTCCGAATTTCAGCTCACCCGCATCCCGTTCCATGTGTTCAAGGACGGCGTGCTCGATCTTGACGCACGGCTCAAGGCGCTGGAGGCGGTTCCCGCCGCTGTGCCGGCCAACGAAGCCCACGGAGATGCATCATGAGGGGGCTTTCTCTTGCGGGACTGCTGTGCGTTGCGCTTTGTGGTTCTGCACTGGCGCAATCCAACGGATCGACTCCGATCGCGACTCCTGCCATCGGTGTGACCGAGACCGGGGAAAATTCCCAGAACGCGCGCATGATCATGTCGATGGCGCGGTTGAAGCTCGGCTACTGCACCGCGACCACGGCCGGATCGGAGGGGGCGCAGACCGCGACTTGTAACGCAGCGGCCGGACAGATCACCGGCGGGTTCAACACCACGGTAACCTCGGGTTCAAAGGATATCGTCACGGTCACGAACAGCAAGGTGCTTGCGACCGATAGCTGCCAAGCCACGATTGATGATACCGGCGCCGCGGCAGGCTCGACCCCGCTCGTATCGGCGTGCCGCGTGTCAGCCGGGCAATTGATCTTGGTCGTCACCAACATCACGGCCACTTCGCCGGCCGCTGCGCTGAAATACTACTTCACACTGCTTACAGGCGGCGACCCGAATTGAGGGCTGGTTCCAATGGCCGATGAAACCGGACCTCCGCTGGTCTCGCTTGCGGGCGGCGCATTCTCTGGTCGCGTCGATTCCAGCTTGAGGGAATCGGCGCAGTCTTCGTTCTATAACCTGCTGTCGGTCGATGCCGGGGCCCTCGGGGCCGGCGCTACCATCTCAGGTTCGCAAAACTCCCAGGCGCTCGGGTATCAGCTACAGGCTGCCAATACCTGGTTCTCGACGGTGGCGGCTGGCGCGGCGTGCGTCCTGCCACAGACATCCAGGCCATTTCCTTTTGCCGGCCTCATGGTTTTTGTCGTCAATACCGGCGCAAACACCATCAATTGCTATCCGCACCCCAGCGATCCGAGCAATTCAATCAACGGGCAGTCGGCCAATACGCCGGTCGTTTTGGGGGCGAACACCATAACGCCATTCCAGTGCTTTACGCCTGGGGTGTGGTTTGCCGATTCGATCGGCACCGGCTTTGCTGGCTCTCTGGAGACTGTCGTTTCACAGGGCGCTGTTGCGACAGCCGGAACTACATCGGGCACCGCAACGCAAATCACCCAAGCCATGGTCAATGTCACCAGCGGCGGGGCGGGACCAGCCGGCATAACGCTGCCGCCGGCCAAGGCCGGGATGCAGGTCTCGGTGGGTAACAATAACAGCGCTACGATACTCACGGTCTATGGGAATGGCGCCGATACGATCGCTGGCTCTGCATCAACAACGCAGGCCGCGTCGACGATCGTGATTTATATGTGCTTCACGAGCGGAAACTGGGTCATTAAGTGAGGCGGAACCATGACCTGGCCTTCCACCCACTCGCCGGGCACGATGGGCTTCCTTATAGACAGAGTCGACGATGAGCTCAAACGTTCAGGGACGATCAACGACCGCATCCAGATCGCCATCTGTGACGCCATCTCAATCTACCAGCGCGAACGCTTCCGCTTCAATGAGACGTTCACCACCACGTTCCTAACCGTTGGTGGACAGCAGAACTACAACGTCTTTACCGACGTAAACTTCCCGGCGGTGACGAGCCCGCTGGGTCTTTATCACATCGACTGGCTGACGATCACGATTCCGCCTGCGGTCTTCGACATGCCGCGAATGCAGCCGGAAGAAATCCTGATCTTGACGCAAACCGGCACGCAGATGGGGCAACCCTATGCGTTCGCGTTCGCCAACGAAACCGTGATGCTCTACCCGATTCCCCCAATTGGTACGCCGGGAACGGGGCCGGTCTCGCAGCTCGGATCATTGGTGGGCGGGACCGGGTATACGCCGGGAACTTATGCGGCCATTCCGGCCTCTGGTGGATCTGGTGCCGGGTTAACGCTCAATGTGACGGTCAGCGCCGGTGGCGTCATTCAATCAGTCGTCATCGCAAACGGCGGCGTGGCGTATCAGGTAGGTGATGTCATCGGCATGACGCTGGGACTTGGGTCCGGCTTCCAGATGACCGTCACGGCCATCAATGCAACAGGACAGGGGCCATTCCTGATGACCATTGGGGGGCATGTGATCCTGCCGTCTCCGATGACCCCGGTTGGGACCACTGGTGCCGATACGCAGAACCGCTGGTTTACCGATGGCGAGAAGTTGATCCGGTCAAGAGCAAAATATGAACTCGCGATCAACGTGCTTCGGGACAACGAATTGGCAATGAAGATGAGCCCGCACCCCCCGGAAATGAATGGGGGCGTGTCTGGCGCCGCATGGGACGCTTTCCAGATGCTCAATGCGGAAAACAACCGCCTGCAGGCCATGGGCCGCGTCAAGCCCATGTACTTTTGATCGATAGTTATGATTCAGTGAGCCATATGAATTTCATCAAATTAAATGCGAGGGCGAAGAACGAAGCTGGCGCGAGATATTCCAGGCTACTTGTTCTGGGGCCGGTCTATCGCAGTGATCGCGGTGAAATCCATTGGGCATGTCAATGTGACTGCGGGGTCGTCGCTACGATTAGCGGGGTAAGTCTGCGCTCCGGTCACGCCCGCTCATGCGGCTGTTGGAAGGTGGAAGTAGCGGCGAGCGTCGGAAGGGCGTCTGCAACACACGGGCGAACAGGGACAACAGAATTTACAATCTGGTCAGACATCAAAAAACGCTGCCTAAATAGTAATCATGCCGCATACAACAACTACGGTGGACGCGGGATTAAGATATGCGATCAATGGAGGGATAGTTTCGAGGCGTTTTTTGCCGATATGGGTCAGCGCCCAAGTCTAGATCATTCTATCGACCGCAAGGACAACGACGGAAACTACGAGCCCGACAACTGCCGCTGGGCAACGCGAGCAGAGCAGGCAGCAAATAAAAGAAACAATCTAATTGTTACGGCATTTGGCAAGACCGCGCATCTAGCGAGTTTTCTTCCTGTTAAGGGCGGCTCTCCTGAATATTGCAGGGTCTGGTGTCGCATCAAGCGCGGGATGAGCGCGCAGGATGCTATTTTAGAGGTTTTCCCAGATGCCGCCGTATCTGCCTAGGGTTAAGTTCCCAAACTGGTGTCCGGACGTTTCGGACAACGAGAGCGGCACATCTGCAAACGTTAGCAACGTAATTCCGACCGGATCGGGATGGGGTCCGTTCCTCTCCTTGGTGGCCTTTGCGGCTGCTCTCCCTGCCGCATGTCGGGGGTTCTTCTTCGGCCGAAACTCGGATGGCTCGGTCTCGATCTTCGCCGGAACAGCGGCGTCAAAGCTCTACCTGCTCAACAATTCGACGCTGACATGGACGGATGTTTCCCAAAGCGGCGGGACTTACGGGGCGCTTTCTGCCACATCGCAATGGGACTTCGAGCAGTTTAACAATCTGGTGATCGCGGTTCACAACAACGTGAATCCGCAGGTGTTCAACCTGGCGTCTCCGACCACGTTCACCGATTTGGGCGGATCTCCTCCCCAGGCTGGCTTCATCGCGATCGTCAATAGGTTCGTGGTGCTGTCTGGATTGGCGGCGGCTCCTTATCGTGTGCAGTGGTCCGATCTCGATGCGCCGACGACTTGGACGCCTGGTGTTGGGCAGTCGGATTTTCAGGACTTGCCTGATGGGGGGTTGACCAAGGGCGTTGCTGGGTTCGATCTGTTTGGTGTGATCTTCCAGGACAACATGGCGCGGCTGATGACCTACGCGCCGGGGTCTCCTGTGATCTTCACGATCACGAAGATAACGGGCGGCGACGGCAACGGCATCTATGCGCCCTACGGCTATGTGATAGATCAGGACAATGTATTCTGGATTTCGCAGGAGGGCTTCAAGCAGTTACCCCCCGGCGGAGCTCCTACCGCGATCGGAAAGGAAATCGTTGATCGGTATTTCTTCTCCAATGTGGATTCCGGCAATCTGCAATTGGTGATTTGCACGACCGATCCCGCCGCTTCCCGGATGTACTTCGCCTTCAAGTCTGGATCTGGGCAAGCCGGGCTGTTCGATACCATTCTGATCTATGACTGGCAGTTGCAGCGCTGGTCTCGGATCATACAGACCGGGGAATATCTCAACGTAGTGGCGCGCCCTGGCCTCACGCTGGAAAACCTGGATGCGGTCACGTCCGGAGCGGTGACGATCTCAGGGGCCGCCAACAATGGATCTGGCGCGATCAGGCTTACGGTGAGCGCCACGGGTGGCATGGCGACCGCTGCGCAACAGACTGTGTACGGCAAATGGAACGTCACGCAGATAGCGGGCAATGCCGCCTTTCTCGCCGCCATCAACAATGTCCAAAACACCGCCAACAGCGCATTCGGAAGCTGGCCGATAACCGTTATTGACCCGACCCACGTCGATCTGGTCGGGTCCACCTTCGCTGGGGCGTATTCCTCGGGGGGCATTCTCGGCGGCAATATCGAGTTGATCCCGTTCTCGTTCGACACGGTTTCGACCTCGACCATTCCGTCATTGGCCGGGTGGAGCTCGGCCAATCAACTTGGATTTTTCAACGGGTCTGCTGTAGAGGCCAAGATCGAGACCGACGAGCAGGGAACAAACGAGAAGCGCCTGTTCGTGAAGGGTTTCCGCGTCATCACCGATGCGCCTTCGGTCTACGGGTCGGTGTCGTATCGGGACAATCCGCAATCGGCCTACAACTACACGGCGGAAGTCGGAATCGACCAGACCGGGACTTGCTTAGTGTCTGGCGGCGGAATCGATACGCGCTATTCGCGGGCAAAGATTCGTATTCCGGCCGGAACGGTCTGGACCTATGCCAGCGCGATTGAGGCAGATGGTGTGCAGACGGGCACTTACTGATGTCGCTTGCTCTTTCGCTCAAGGAGCGCAACCAAGATACGATCAACCAAGCCATCATGACCTTGCAGCAGGGTCATCTGAACTCGGTTGGCACATTCACGCTAAATGCAAGCGCCACATCGACAACGGTTGCCTCTCCTACATGCATGACGACAAGCGTTGTTCTATTAAGCCCGCAGACAGCCGATGCCGCTAGCGACATGGCGACGACTTCGGTAGTCTCGGGCCAAGGGCAGTTTGTCGTTACACACGCCTCCAACGCCAGAGTAGACCGGACCTTTGGCTATGTGGTGCTCGGCTAAATGGCCGTCAAGAAATTCCTCCAGAACGGCGCCGGCGGCGGCATCGATGCTGAATTTGTCCAGGCTGACTATAGCGACTTGACGGGCACACCCACGATTCCTTCCGCCGCATCAAAGGCCGACGAGCAGACCGGCACAAGCACTACTGTCTACACCAGTCCCGGCCAGCAACAGAGTCACGATTCTGCTGCCAAGGCGTGGGTTTCTTTCACGGGCGCCACGGGCGCCATTCTGGCGAGCTATAATGTGAGCGGGGTCGTTCGCAACAGTGCGGGCAACTACACGGTGTCATTCACCACGGCGTTTTCGAGCGCCCATTACGTGTGCTTTGGAAGCTCTGACCTCGCGGCCACGTCGAACATCGTGTTGAACAACACCAAGGCCGCTGGCTCTGTGTCTATCCGCGCGCAGAATACTGCTAACGGCACCCAAGGCGACCCAACTACGGTAGACGTTGTGTGCTTCGGACGGCAATGACGGAATCTCTGCTCTGCGTTGCCCCGCATCTGGTCGAAAAGATATGGCCGCACGTCGTGCATTTCATCGAGCAGGCGCTGTGGACCGGCATAGGTGATGACGATATCGCTACGATCAAGGACGATCTCGACGCTGGGCATTCGCTGTTATGGGTGGTGTGGGATGGCTCGGAATTGATCGCGGCGGCGACCACGAAGCTGATCAAGGTTCCCACCAAGAAGCTCTGTCTCATCACGTCATGCGCCGGCAAACGACTTGAACGCTGGCGCCAGTTCATAGCGGACCTTGAGAAATACGCAGCCTCAGAGGGCTGCGATGCGCTGCGGATCACCGGACGCCCCGGCTGGAAAGCGATCTTTCCGGACTATCGTGAGCCCTGGGTCTGCATCGAGAAGAATCTGAGGTAAGCCATGCCCGGCCAGAACAGTCAGACCACGAATCAATCGCAAAGCCAAAATCCTTGGGCTCCTGCGATTCCGGGTCTGACGAACATCATCAATCAGCTTTCCTCTGGCGGGGCGCCGACCACGAGCGGGCAATCGTCTGCGCTGAACAATCTGCAATCGGAGGCGAGCGGCGTCCCATCTTTCGGAGCGCAAGGCACGAATGCCGTCAACGGCCTGTTCAATACCTCAACGGCCCCACAAGTCGGCATGTGGAACGGCGCGCAAAACCTCTACAACAAAACGCTGACACCATACACAGATTCAGGCTACACCAACCCGATGACGGCTCCAGGGCTGGGCACCGCGCTCAGTACCATGAACACTGACATCACCAATCAGATTGGCAGCCAGTTTGCGGCGGCCGGTCGGACGGGTTCGCCGGGCGAAGCGCAGGCGCTCTCACGCGGCCTTTCGCAGGGCGAGGGCGGCCTGATCTCGAATGAGTACAACGCGCTAGTCGGTCAGCAGCAGGGAGCGGCAGGCTCGCTTTATGGGTCGGCCGGGAGCACGGCGCAGGGAACCGCAGGGCTTAACCAAATCCCGCTCCAAAATTCCGTTCAAGGCATTCAAGCGGCCGGATCGATTCCCGGATTGTGGACGATGCCCGGAACCACGCAATTGACGGCGGCGAATATCGCCCAGCAGCAGCCCTACCAGAACTTGCAGATGCCGTTCTCGATGCTCGGTCAGGCCGGGGCCTTGGGCGGTACGAACAGCGGAACCTCAACCACCACGCAGCCGGTCAATCCGTGGACCACGGCGGCGGGACTTGGGCTTGGTGCCGCAGCTCTATTCAGCGACGAACGGCTGAAAGAGGATATCGCTCCTGTCGGGTTGCTGTTCAACGGATTGACCGCCTACCGCTATCGCTACAAACACGATCCAGACCACAAGGTTCATGTCGGCGTCATGGCGGGCGACGTGGAGAAAATCCATCCCGAGGCCGTGGGCGAGGCGCACGGATTCAAGACCGTTGATTACTCCAAGGCGACCGCCCCGGTGGGAATGTGGCAGCCCAGCGCGATGGCGGCATAAGGAACAACGATCATGGAATGGCTCACTCAAATGCTCGGCATGGGCAATCAGCAATCCTCGCCGTTTGGGGCTTTGGGTGGCGCGGGCGGGCAGCCGCAGTCTGGCACGGCCGGACGCCCGTTTGGGTTCCCTCCAAGCCTTCCCGGCGTGACCGCTACGCAGCCCCCGCCAGCACCGCCCGCTGGTCCGCCGCCCATGCCGGGAGCCGGTGGTGCCGTTCCGTTCATGGGGCAGTCCGGACAGCCGGCCGCTACACCTCCTGGCGCACCTCCGATGGCACAACCGATGGCCGCCGCTCCGCAAGCGCAGGGCGGTCTCCCTGGTCTCTGGGGTCGCCTGACCGGCCAACAGCCGCAACCCGGCGCGCAACCACAACAAGGCCAAGGTCAGCAGGGCACCAACAACATGATGCTCGGCCAAGCCATGAACATGCTGAAACAGCCGCAGATGCAGCAGCCGCAGTGGATGCCGTGGATGAAGTGATGGGCGAAGCCGAGCGAAGGAAGCAGTTCATGGAAAGCGCAGCCGTAATCCCCGATTCCAACGTGGTCCCTGTCGGTGACCCGAACGTCATCCGGGCGCTGCAGCATTTCCTCCAGATGGCGCAATCCGGCCAGATTGCGGGCGTCGTGGTGATCGGCATCGACGCACAAGGAAACGTGCTCGGAGCCCCCGCCATCCCACAAAGCCCGGTCCACCTCCACATCATGAACGGCGCCTTGTTCGGCATGATGCGGCAAGTGGACAAGATGCTCGATGCGTTCCGCCAGCAGCAGGCGGCGTCTCCCATCATCAAGCCGAACGGAGCGTTTCGACGGCAATGATCGGCACCGGGACTGACACAAGCTGGTTTGATCCGAGCGTCATCGATCCGGACGCGCTCCCGGACGGACTGCGCCCGAAAAACGGCGACCCGCTGGGCACGCAAGCCCTGGGGCAATCGCAGCCGGTTCCAGGTGTCGCCCATGGCTCGATTCCGGGCCTGCTCGGGATTGCGCTCAATGGCGGCGGGGATGGCACCATCGCGCCGGGTCCGCTGTGGCGGCCGGGCGGCGCTTTCCCCACTCAGGCCCCCGCCATGCCGCCCGGGGCGCCACTGCCGTTCATGGGGCCGAGTGGCGCACCAGCCGCCCCGCCGCCTATGGCCTCCCCGCCGCAGGCTCCACAGGTAGCGCCCCCGTCTGCACCGCCTCTGTCGCTGGCCCCTGGCGCCGATGCGATGGCGTCCGCGCAACCGATGCCCCAGTCGGGTGCCCCGCCGCAGGGTGGCAACAGCATCCTTCCGCCGGGCTCCCTGCTCGATCGCGTCATCAACGGGATCGGCAATTTCCGCGACCAGAACCGCATGACATTGCTCGCCATGGCAGGCGGGTTGGCGGGTTCGCAGAATTGGGGAACCGGGCTTGGGCGGGCGTTCACAGCGGCTGTGCCTGCCCAGCAGATGGATATCCAGCAGAACCGCCTCAATCAGACAGCCCAAGCCCTGACCGCGCGAGGCCTGCCGCCCGATCTTGCGATGACGGCGGCGCAGAACCCATCCGTCATGCAGCAGTTGCTCCCGCGTCTCTTCGGCGTGAAGCAGCAACAGTTCACCCAGATCGGGGAGGATATGTTCGGCAACAAGCGGTTCGGCTTTGTCGATCCGGTCAACGGGCAAATCACGCCGTTTGAAGGATCGTCGCCGCTTGGTGGTGGAGGTGGAGGCGGCCAAGGCGGCCCATCGGCTCCTGGCGCAGCTTCTGGGATGCCGGGCGCAGTCAATCAAAGCCTAGTCGGGGAAGACTACCTCAAGCAGTTCCCATCTGAAATTCAAGCCGCCGTGAAATCCTACATCGGCGGCGAGTCGATGCCGACCGGGAATCCCAGGGCCGGGTTCACGCAAGCCGTCAAGATGATCGCACAGAAGTATGGCAGCGACATCGGCGTGCCGGCGGATGACACCACATTCAATGCGCGCCGCACCATGCGGACGCAATTGAGCACGGCTGCCCCTAATTCTCTCGGCGGCCAGATCAATACCGGCAACACGGCCATCGGGCACCTTGCCGACGCCAGTGATCGCGCGCTTGATCTCAACAACTCGAATGGGATGGGCTTTGCTCCCTTGGCTCATGCGATCAACGGCACCTATAACGCGCTGAGCACCGCACAGGCATCGAAGGCGGAAGCCCTCAACGATTCAATCCAGCACTACGGGCAGGAAATCACCAAGTTCTATGCCGGGTCTCCTGGTGGCGAGGCGGAGCGCCAGCGCTTCCTGACCACGGCCAGCGCCGCAAAGTCGCCGCAGGAATTGGCGGCGGTGTTTCAGACCGAGGCGCAACTGATGCAATCGCGCTTGGATTCGCTTGGATCTCAGATCAAGGGCACGCTCGGCCCAGCGGCAGCGCAATATCCGGTTGTCCGCCCCGAAAGCCAATCCGCGATCGATCGGCTCAATACGAATGTCGCGCGCTTGAAGGGTGGCGCGCCCCCTCCGGTGAGCACTCTAGCGCCGGCATCGGCCGCCGCTCCGATCCGGGTGACCGATCAAGCGACCTATAACGCGCTCCCCAAGGGTACGTCGTACATCGCCCCCGATGGCACTCCGAGGATCAAGCAATGAGCGATTGGTGGAGTGCCGATCCGATCGCGAGCGGAGCTGATTCCGCACCGATGGCGGGAGCGTTTTGGCAGAACGATCCAATTGCGCAACATGCCGGAGGTGATGCCGGCGCAAGTAGTGCATTTGCCGGCGGCGCGATCGAGGGCGTTCCGATTGTCGGGCCACTGATCAAGGCCGGCGCACAACGCGCGGCAGCGGGGATCGGTTCCTTGATTTCCGGCAAGCCATACGCTGATACGCTTGCGGCCGTACAAAAGAACGCGGCGGCGACGGAGGCGGCACACCCGATTGCGCAGACGGCTGGCGAAATAACGGGCGGTGTGGCTTCGACCGGAATGGCGGCCGGCACGACGCTTGGTGCCAAGTTGCTAGGCATGACCGGAAGCACGTTGCCGCGACAGATGCTCGCGAGCGCGGCGAGTGGCGCGGCGATCAACGCAGCCGATTCCGCGGTGCGCGGTACTGATCCGACACCGGGCGCTGAAATTGGCGCCGGTCTCGGTGCGCTCGGGCCTGTTGCTGGCCGTGTAGCAGGCGCGGTCGCGCAAGGCGCTGGCAGGCTCATCCGAGGCGGTACGCCTCCCGCCATCCCAGGCAACATCACACGCGTTGCTGGGGTCGATGTCCCGTTGTCGTCAGGTCAGGCAACCGGCGATGTCGCAACCCAGATGATGGAGAATACAGCGCTTCGAGGCGGGGAAGGACAAGCTCCGCAGCAAGTGGCCGAGCAGTTCTTTCAAGGCACGCAGGCGCCGGCAGTGGAGCAGGCGCGGGCCAATATTGGGCAAGGTCTGGACCGGTCTGGCGCTAACGTGGTGGACAACCCGCAAGATGCCGGGGCTCTGATCGGCCAGGGCGTCCGCAACGCCGAAAACCAATCACGGCAGAACTATCACGGGCTCTACGACCAAGCCCTCTCGCTTCCCGGCGAGATCAACGCCAGCGCCTTCAAAGGCATCGGCCAGAAGATCAAGGGCGACCTGTCGGTCCGCCAGAATCCCGTAATCATCGACGACGTGACAACGCCGATCGCGTCCAAGGCGATCCAGGACATCGACAATCACATCTCGCAACTGCAGATCCAGAACCGCGCCGATCCTCTGGGGCCACCAAAACCGACCACTGAAACGAAAACTATCATTTCTGGTCCTGGCTACCATATCGCTGACGATATCACGGTGCCCCCGAATATTGTGGGCATCAACCTGCAGGGTGTCGATCAGGTCCGCAAGCGCCTGACTGCTTTTGCCTCTGCGACCGAACGAGGATCGGCCGATCAGCGCGCCATGCGGCAAGTGATCGGGGCCTTTGATAGCCATGTCGAGGATTCGATCTCGAATGGCCTCTTTACTGGAGACGATAGGGCGCTAGACGCATTGCGGGATGCGCGGGCGGCCTATTCGCAGCATCAGCAATTGTTCAAGTCACAAGGGGCGGGCG